CACCACCAGATCTCACCAAAGCGCGGGACCTTGTACGAGAATACTTTCTGCCGTTGGTCATAGTTTAGATTATCGAAGAACCAGTTTTGGTTCAGTTGGTTTGGAATCTCGCGAACGACGCCATTGAACATCAGGAAACGGTCAACGCCGACCCAGTAGAAGATACCGTCGTATTCGATAGGCGACTGAGACGATAGGATCGAGCTCTGAGACGTGATTGTGTCGAACTGGAAAACAGGATCCCCGCCGACAAAGGTGCAGCGGATGAGGCTGTCCAGAGACCAGAACAGCCCCGCAGGTGCGTTGCCGGGGCCCGCGCGCAGGGGCAGCGCAGCGACAATCTTCTGCGAGGTAATGAAGCCGTCGCCAGACCCAGTGCCGACCCAGTCGTCGGGGCTGTTTGGAACACTCCACGCGACATACCCGTCTGACCCATAGACGAAGACATAGGGGTAAAGACTGACGACACCACCAGACACCGCAGGTGCTGTATTGGCGATCAGAGCTCCGCTTCCGTTGACCGGCCCCCAATAGAGCGTTGATGTATCCGTGCCATCGATCTGGTTCAGGTTCTTGCCGGGATGCGCGAGCAGATAAGCGCCAGCGACGCCAACGGAGTCATAGTTGACATCGAAGGTCCAGAGGTTCCGAGCGTCGGCAGGGAAGCTGGAAGGCGTCCGGTTGAAGATGCCAGTCACGCTGCTGTTGGCGTCGATCTCGAATTGCGTAAGATATGTCTGCCCCCCCGATGCAAGGTGCAACGTCCCGTCCTGATTGAACCCGTTCAGGCCACGGGAGATCTCTGGCATCTGGCTGCTAAGGGTTCGATAGCCAAACATTTTGCGGGGGAGACCGCGCTGGAACCTGCACCACTGCCCATCGACATAGAAGCCGTTCTCAAGGCGAGTTCCATCGCGCTTGATGCCGGGCAGAGATTTGATGGTGTAGGGTGATGGAGCCATTAGCCGAGCACCAAGGAATATGTGATGGCGTCAATATCGGAGATAGCGCCAATCGCCGTTCTGGCAGCTGCCGGGTTCGCAGCTGTAAAGACGCTGATGCCTGTCGATGTCCCACCAAGATTGATGCGAGCAGCCGACGCGCTTGATGCGCCAGTGCCGCCATTGGCGATTGAGACCGGCGTTGGGAGAGTAGCGTTGCTCTGGCCGGGGACGACATCTGTGCCATTGCAATACAGGATTTGAGCCGAGCTTTGCGCGACAGTGATGCCGGTCCCAGCTGCCGTTTTAACGGTAAGCGTGAAAGCCCCGGTTGTCGCATTGGTGATCCAATATTGCTGAATCGTGGACGGAACAATGATGTTTCTGTTGCCCGTCAGTGTGCCGGTCAGATTGTAGGATATGCGATTAAACTGAAACGTGGACAATGTGTAGTTGCCAGTCCCAGAAACGTCGATAGACAAGTAGTCAAACCCGGCAGCGCCTCCACTGGTGGTGGAGAGGCCTACCGTGTAAAATCCAACACCATCGCAAATCAACATACAGGACGAGCTTGGCGCGAGCGTCAGGGTTGAGGAGCCGTTGATAAGTTCCGCTGAGTTCGGATCTATTACAATGTTGCTTGCCCCGCTGTTTCGCAGGTAGCAGAACCAGTCTGCGCCAAGCGTTACGGACGGAACAAGCGAAAGCGTACCGGATGCGCCGGTCCAGTTGATCAGCTGTGCCCGATTTCCTACGCCTAGCGTAAAAGCAGAGCTGACAGATGTGGTGACGATAGCCTGATTAAGGGTGTTTGAGATGGCTTTAAGGCCAGCGCCAGCAAGCGCGCCAGCATTGGCAGCCGATGTGCCAGCGCCGAACTGGTAAGACACCCACGCGCCTGCGGCAGTGGTGTTGTCAGACATGTAGACTTGCCACAGGAGCCCGGGACCAACAGTGCAGATTATCGTGCCGACGCTATTAACAACCGTGAACGCCGTGCTGCCGATGTTATTGAAGAGCGCGCACTCGCCAACGCTGGCCTCATTGGCTGCGGGCATGTAAACCTTGCGAGATGAACCCGTGCAATTCACGTCCATGATGCGCGCGACAGGGTAATTGGCGGCAGTGTTGGGCGCGTTGGTCTCAACCGGCCAGGCCAGTGTGACGTCAGCAGTGGTTAGAGCAAAGCTCAAATATGAGACGTCGGAGGGGTAGATGTTCGTCCCGCCGAAGACTTCGGTGTATGTGCTCGTCATTTATACCTCCGTCCGACGGGCGGAACGATCAAGGATCTTGGAGAGGTCTTCGCCATTGAGGGCCTGAGCCGAACGGTCATACATCTGCTGCCAGACAGGGATGCGCTCGTCGTTCTTCAAGAATGGCGTGGCCTCAAGCAGGGACGCATAAAGCAGAACCTGCGGAGCATAGTCTGTGAGCCAGTTGGTCTGGTTCGTGTCGTCAAGCAGCGGCAGAAGTTGATAGACCAAGACCTCAAAGGGATAGGCTTGATCAGGCGTCGGCGCCACGATCCAATTGTTGTAGTCATACTCGGCGTAAAACAGCGGGACGTCCGTCTCGGTGCGGTTCGGCCAGTAGGACCGAATATATTCGTAGGACCGGGGGAAAAGCTGATTGTATTCGCTGTTCTGATCGCCAGTTCCAAAGTTGAAGGACACCGTCGAGCGCCAGCGATCGGGCTTCGGATAGACTGCAAGGCCAGGCTGCATGGCGCCCGTCAGGACGTTAATAAGGCCCTCAACCTTGAGCTCGCGGGCGATCCTGCGCTCAGCAAGGTTGATCAGCCGGGGGATTTGCTCATAGACCAATTGATCCGACGCAAGCGTGAAGCCACGCTCAAGATAGCGTCGGATGTCTTCTTTGAGGGTAGTGAACGTCGTCGTCGTGGCCATGGCCTATCCTAACACTTTCAGGCCTGATCCGCCATACTGATGGCCTTGACCTTGACCCTGTTGACCCGGTCGGTCCAGCCCCTGCCAAAGGTGCTGAAGGTCGAGAGTTTCTTCAGGAAGTCCATCCGCATGTCGCAGATGCTGTCGGCGGTTTCTTTGGCGTCACAGGCCTTGATCGCCTCAAGGGACTTGGGGCCAATCATGCCATCGACTGCCACGCCAGCGATCTCCTGAAGGTACTGGGCGGCCTTGTGAGGACCGCTGTTCACTGCAAAGTCATACGCGGCGTAGTCAACGCCGGAGGGCAGCATGTCGCCTTTGATGCGGTCCCAGTAGAGGGCCTTGTAGAAGGGCTTCACCGTCTCGGGCGTCAGGGCCCTCATCTCGGCCTCGGTGACGTCGCGGTTCAGGTAGCCCTGCCACGCCGAGCGGGTGACACCCAAGTTCGTCATGCCTCCGGGGTCCTTCGGGTTGTTCACAAAGCCGCCTTCGCTCTTGATGACCATGGCGAAGCACTCGTCCCAATTCTCTTTCATTTTCCGTCCCTCGCTGTAAGAGCGTCAGTCTTGGCTTTAGACCCGGCGCTGGAGCCGTAATAGAACTGAACGACGCCGGTCCATGAGGTGCTGAGGGAGCCCAACATCATGAGGAGGACCTCGGTCCCAGTTTGGGGGATCCCAAAGACCATGATCCAGATCAGCGCCCCGAAGAATCCAAATGTGATGAAGAAGGCCAGGGCCTTCGGGGTCCAGTCCTTGGTGTCGCGCTGCATCTGCCTGGCGCTATCTCGATCCCCAGCAGCGATGCGCTCAAGGTCGATGTCCAAAGACTTCATCTGTACCTTGAAGTCTGCGTCGATCTTCTTGATGGCCGCGAGCTGGTCGGGCGAAGCGGATGCCATGGCCTCGGAGATCTGCTCCTCTGAGGCGTCTTCGTGGCCGAAGAGGGCGTTGGATAGGGTCTTGACGGCGACGCCAGCCAGCGGGCCTCCCAGAGCCGTGGCAATGGTTGGCGCCACTTGACCAAGTAGGGGGCCGAACTGATCTAGTAAGCTCATCTTAGATCTCCTAGTGCGCTAGAAACTTGATCATAAGGAGGGCGAAGATCACGAAGACAGTGACGGCAGAAACAACAATGATGCCGCCCATCAGAACATTGCCCATCATCTCTTCTTGCTCTTTCGCCGCCTGAAGAGCCGCCGCCTTCTGGTCCTTGCGGATCTGCGTTGTGTGGGAAAGAACCTGATCCCAGGCTGCGATGCCAAACTCGCCGATGAAGTGATTCTTGAGTTCTTCCATCATTTGGTCGGCCTCAGCCTTGGCGGCATAAGCTTCCATGGCGATCTGTTGAGCGGATTTGCCGCTCATCAAGCTGCCTCTGGGGTCAGCTGCCGTGCGTGTGATGGCTGCTACGCTGTCAAACAATGAGCCAAGATCGGCGACCATGCCTTGCAATTCTTTGCCGACAGCTATCCCGGCCTTGATGGCCTCATAGCTGACCTTGGCAGCGGCAAGGAGGCTGAGGGGATCCATCAGCGCCCCTCAATGTTAAAGGTTAGATTCTTGTGGTCCGGGTAGGCGATCACGACGTTGCCCTCTGGGCACTTGTACATGATACGGGCGATCAACTTTGCGCCGCCAACAGCAACCCCTTCGGGGTTCTCCACAGTCATCGTGTAGCCAAACTTGTCCACTGTCGGGCTGGCCGGTCCAGAGAACTTGGCGACAGACGGAAGCGCTTTGTGGACCATGTAATCAGAGTCGCGTACTTCAAGGCTGAAGTCTTCAACGGTGCAGTCGTCGCGTATTTTCTGACGGGCTACGACCACCTTGAACGAGCCAGAAGCAGCGCCATTAGAGATGCTGAAGTGGTCGGCATCCCATCTGAGGATGTCCTTGGGAGGCAGTTTAACCTTGTCATAAAGAGAGTAGCCGCCCCCAATCATCGCCATGAATGCTGTGACAGCAGCAATAGGCTTTGTGATGGAGTCGGTGTCGATCATTTGTCGGCCTTCCCATCAAGCTTGTCATAGATGCGCTGGAACATCGTCTCTATGTGGTCCATGCGCTTATCCAAGTCGGTCTTGAGAACGTAGGACTTCGGCAGATCGGCCTCGATGCGATGGAGGTCGTCCTTCAGCTTCTGAACGGCCTCCCAAAGTTGACGTCCAAACCACCCTGCTACTGCAAGGGCTGCGCTGAGAGCCATGTTGATGGTTGATTGGTCCATTTTCATACCTCAACCCAAGACAAAGTTGCTTCGTCCCACTCGTAGGTGTTCCCATCATTTGGATACGGAACAGGGGCTTGCCATTGACAGGTAGAGGTGTTCAACAACCAAGAGGGATAAGGTTTTGGGGGGATAAAAGCGTCAAGCACAGGATCATAATTTCCACCGATGCAAGCATAGTTCTTGCGGAAATTCCCGTTATAGCTTGTCTGCTTCCAGATGGTTTCAGGACCGTACAGAGACTGGCAGAAAGCAACGCCAACGGGCTCGCTTTCCGGGAAAGGTAGGTTGTCGATCACGTCGTTTTTAACAACGATCACGTCGATGATGACATAAGTTTGGTTAAGTTGCGCAAAGTGAGCCATTAGAATGTTATGCTCCCACTGCCTGTCCAAGTGTATATTTTATAACCGCCTGATGTGACAAACGTCGGCGATCCAGTTGTTGATGCAGCATCTTTATAGGAATCAGCGTAGCGAATGATGACAATTCCGCTTCCGCCGGATCCGCCGCTTCCTACTGGACTAGCGCCGCCACCGCCGCCACCTGTATTCGCAGTTCCGCTTACTCCGTTACCAAACGGCGCTCCACCTGCGCCACCGCCGCCGGAACCACCACTGCCGGGCCCGTTCCCGCCACCGCCACCGCCGCCTGCATAAGTTACTGACGAGCCAGTAATAGACGATGCTGAACCAGCGCCACCACCGCCGCCAGCTGGGGCCGCAGCATTATTGCCGATTGCCCCAGCGCCCCCGCCGCCGCCGCCTGCGTTTTGTCGCCCAGATTGACTTCCTGATCCACCATTATTTCCTTGCCCTGCTGTCCCAGCGCCGCCTCCAGCGCCGCCACCACCACCGTATCCACCACCACCAGAGCCGCCACTGCTGCCAGCCCCTGACGAGCCACCTGCACCGCCACCCGTTGACGTTATAGAACCAAAAACAGAATTGCTGCCATTTCCTCCAGCGCCGCCACCGCCGCCAACAGTCACGGTAATTGCGCTGCCAGCAGTGACTGCCAGTCCCGTAGACGTTCTGTATCCGCCTGCGCCGCCGCCACCAGCATACGCGCCGCCAGCATTTGTTCCGCCGCCGCCAGCGCCAGCTACAACAAGGTATTCAACAGTTGGAGGGGCCGATGCTCCACCTGCTGCTCCAAGGAGGACGTTATAGATCGACATTAGGTTAGGCCCCCGCCAGTGATGACGAAGGTATTAGAGGCCACACAGAAGACGGTGCAAAGGCCGCGCTGTGCTAATGTCCTGTCGCCCGTATTGGATGTCCCGACCTGATACATCGTCACGCCAGAACCTTGCGTGATGGTCTGGTCCGATGAGCTGTTGTTGTAGATGCTGACGGACTGGCCAGCTGAAAAAATACTAGATGGAACAGTCACGCCGCCAGTGGTGATGTTGATGAATTTGCCATTGTCAGTCGCGACGAGAGAATAGCTACCGCCTTGCGTATTGGCAGGCACGTCTCTCACGTTTCCAGTGCTATCGCTGATTGACGCGCTTGCCGAGATCGTTGCTGCCGTCAAAGTGCCGGTGAGTGTAGGGGATGCCGACAGGACAACGCTGCCGGTGCCGGTCTTGGTTGTGACCCCGGTGCCGCCATTGGCTACAGCAAGGACCCCACCCAAAACAATGCCACCCTCAGTCGGCGAGCTCGGCGTTAAACCGGTCGTGCCGCCACTAAAGGTGGACACGCTCTTTTGTGGTACAGCCCTGAGATAACCGCTGCTTGAAGGCATCTCGAACCCCTATTAGACGATTTCAACAACAGAGGCGATGACATCAGCTGACGTTGCGGCAGAAGATACAACCTTGAGAGCGTCTGAGGCGATCAAGACCAGCTTCTGGTCGCCGCCTGACAAGATAAAGGTTGATCCGACCGGGATAGCAGCGCCCTTGATGAGGTATATGTTTATCGCGGATCGCGTTACATACACGTCAACGGTGATTGCAGACCCAGAGGTGTTCGCCACAGACAAGCCCACAACCGTTGACGTCGTCGCCGCTGCGACGGTCGTCAGGGTCGAGGCAGATGTGCCAACGTCCTTGGCAAAGTAGGAAGTGAAAACGCTGGCCATGAGAGGGCTCCTATTCGGCGGCTATCATATCCGATCCGGGGGGTGCTGTCACGAAGTCGAGGTTCGCCCGTAGGCGTAGGTCGTCAGGCGATTTCTCCACGGCAAGGCGAGCTTGCTCAATTGAGATCTCGGTCATGCCAAGATGCCAGGCCGCAATCGAGGCAAGGTCATGGGCTTGATGACCCCACACAGCGGGGTCGCAGGTGTAGACCTTCAGCCGATCGGTGATCCTGAGCGCCCGCATGGCGTAGGCGAAGCATTCCTCCCATCGCTGCTGACGGTACATGAGCATGGCTAGTTCGCACCATGGCTCACGAGTGTTGGGCGCCTCGCCAGCCGCAGAGTGGAAGGCCTGCTCAGCCTCTTGAGGCAGTCCCACCTCGCTGTAGCACCTTCCCATAACCCTGTAGGCGTAGCAGCGCTCGTTCTGCCATGTGGCTCGAGGCAGCTTCAGATAGTTCTTGCAGGCCTCAATAGATTCCCACCACCGAGCATGAAAGCTGAGCTCGCGAGCGTAGTAGAAGGCGTTACGTGGGCAGGCTGGATCTTCCTTTACAGAAAGCTCCAGAAGATCCATGTACTGTCCCCGGCTCTTGGTCGGGTCCGGCTTGTGGACGGCGAGGAGCATGTCTGTCTGCGCCCAGACCTCGGT